GGGGGTATATAGATATTTGGGGCATACCCTATATAAACAAATTTGGAATTGCTCAAAATTGAGCAATGCTAATTCCGTATGAAATTAGATTGGGGCTTGCGCCCCGATTTGGGTTCGGGTTAGCAATTGGCCGCGACCTGAACTTTCGACGGCTGGACGACGCCCCGCAAAAGCGGGAGCGGGCATTGCAGACTTACCAATTTCACCGGCTCAAACCGGAAAGCGCATGCGAGCCGGGAGCCCGCGTGCGATGAGGCAACACGCAATCGCCCCTGTCCGCTCGCCGACAGCCAAGGCGATCCCTGTTCGGCAAGCGCCGCCGAAGAAACCCGAACCGATACCGCAGGCGCGGGAAAGGCCGTGGACCGAAGCCGAGACGGTCGCCCTTCGCGATGCGGTCGCCAAGGGTTTGTCTTACGGGCAGATACAGCGGAAGATAAAATATCGAACGCGAAATTCGATCATCGGAAAAATTCACCGGCTAGGCATTCGCGAGGCGATGCCTGCAAGCGTTCGGCGCGAGCGCGCATCGCAGCACATCAACGCGAAAAACTTCCCGTCGCGATCGCGCAAGGCTGAAACGCTTTCGACGGCGATCGACAAAATCATTCCATTGCCGGGCGCGTCGCTGGATGGGCTCACAGCGCGTTCGTGTCGCTGGCCTATAGGCGATCCCAAGGCGTCGACGTTCGGGTTCTGCGGATGCGACAGGCGCGAGGGGAGCAGCTATTGCGCGGCTCACGCGCGCGAGGCTTATCAGCCTGAACCGATCAAGCGCGCAAAACGAATTGAACGGCTCGCCGACGTGTTCGGCGAGCGGGCAGCATAGGGGCCGATATGACAACCGAAGACCTGACGAAAAGCCGAAAGCTTTACATGGACGCAAACGCGGCCATTGCATCGCTCACACTGAAACGCCTCGCCCACAAAGCCGAGGGCGTGCGGATCGAAAACGCGCTCGCTAGGGCGCTCGCCGATAGCGAACTCGCCCTGTCCGCTATCGAGGCAGCGGAGCAAGCCGCAACAGCGCCAGCGCCCGCGCCAGAAGCCATTGAGCGGCATTTTCAGAACGGCAGGCCGATCGACGAAGATCATTCGCAGGCGTGAGCTTGCGCTAGGCCGCGAAACGGTTTCGACATTCCCGTCGCGGTAACAGCCGCGACGGGCGATCTTTCGTCAATTGTTGCCCCCCAGCATTTGCGTGCGGAGGGTCGCCCGTTTTCATTTTCGAGAAGCTCGAAACATGACGACAGCAGTCGCGCCGGTAGCGGGAAGCCCGCCCGAAGAGAAATCGAAGACGCCGAAATTTGATGCCTTGAAAGGCAAGCAAAGGCGTTTCGTCGAAGAATACATGATCGACTTGAACGGCGGCGCAGCCGCGATCCGGGCCGGATACGCGGAAAGCGGCGCGTATGTCGAAGCCCATCGCCTGCTAAGAAATGCTAACATCGCCGAGGCAGTCGCCGAGCTTACCACGCAACGCACGGGACTAACGAAAGCGTGGATCGTCGACGAACTCGCGCAAGACGCCCGAACATCAATGGGCGATTTCGCGAGATGGACGGGCAACAGCGTCGACCTGAAAGACAGCGCCGAACTCCCCGAAGAGCTTCGGCGGCGCGTCAAGAAAATTACCCGAACTTGGGGGAAGTCGAACTCGCTCGCGATCGAAATCGCGGATCGTCAGGCGGCGCTTTTCAAGCTCGCCGAAGTTTTCCAATTGACGAAGATGCCAAGCGACAAGGGCGACACGTTCAACATTGAGCAAGCCGTTTTCGTTCGAACGCCTGTCGCCTCTCGCGAAGAGTGGGAAGAGCAGGCGCGCAAGATCGCCGAAGAGCGCGCGAAGATGGACAAGGGTCTTATCGAGGGTAAGGCGTTGTGACGCCTTGGGCTAAATTCAAATCACAGCAGACGACGAAGATCGTTCCGCCGAACGCGAAGGCCGAGGAAGCCAAGGCCGACGCGCTCAAGACCTATTACAAAACGCCGACAGGCGTCATCGTTCCCGAAGCATGGCGTCCGACCTTCATCCAAAATTTCTTGATGGCGTCGCCCGCGTTCGAAATGCTCGCGTGGGGAAATCGCGGCGGCGGCAAGTCGGATTGGCTTCTGGCGGATTTCTGCAACGATGTGGGCAAGGGCGCGAAAGGCGATTGGCGCGGTCTTATCCTTCGTCGCGAATACAAAGACCTCGCCGACATTGTTGAGCGTTCAAAAAAGCGCATTCCACAATTGATCCCCGGCGCGAAGTTTCATGCGAGCGCCGACGCGCTAGGCTGGACGTTTCCCGATGGCGCGAAGCTTCTGTTTCGTCACGCGAAGCGCCCCGAAGACATTTCGCAATACCTAGGGCAAGAGTGGCCGTGGCTGGGCTTCGACGAATTGTGCAACTGGCATGAGCCGGGCCTATACTTCGATATCATTTCTTGCGTGCGATCTTCGAACCCGCTGGTTCGTCCGCGCGTGCGATCGGCGACTAACCCTTGGGGGCCGGGCGCATGGTGGGTGAAAGAAAGGTTCATCGACGCAGGCGCGCAAATGCAAATGATCGATGAAGCGCGCGAAATCGATTTCGGCACGCATCGCGAGACGTTCAAAATTACGCGCACGCATGTTCGCTTGGACTTCCGCGACAACGATCACATGATGAAGGCCGATCCGTCATACCTCGCCCGCATCATGCCAAGCGACAAGGCCAAGCGCGCGGCGTGGATCGAAGGCCGATGGGATTTGTCGGTTGGCGGTTTCTTCTCTGGCGTATGGTCGAACGACACGCACGTCATCAAGCCGTTTCTTATCCCGTCACACTGGCGCGTCGATCGCGCGCATGATTGGGGAGCGGCGTCGCCGCATTGCACGATCTGGTTCGCGGAAAGCGACGGAAGCGACGTCGAAATAGATAAGGGCGTTTGGTATCGCTTCCCGCGCGGGACGCTGTTTTGCATCGCCGAAATCTATGGATGGAACGGCGAACCGAACAAAGGGCGTCGCGACACTGACGGCGAAATCGCGCGCGACATTAAAGCGATGGATCGAACGGTTCAGAACGTTCACGGCGTCCGCGTCATGCGCGGGCCTGCCGATACGCAAATCTTTAACGCGCCCCAAGGCAAGGCGATTATCGACACGTATCGAAGCGAGCTTGTCGACTTCGACGAAGCCGACAAATCGCCGGGCTCGCGCATCACTGGCGCGAAGAATGTGATCGATAGAATGGTTTCATCCGAAGCCTTCGGCGAGGGCAATCCGATGGAAGCGCCGGGCCTGTTCGTGTTCTCCACCTGTAAGCACATCATACGAACGGTTCCGAAGCTGCAGCGCGACGAAAAGAAACCCGACGACGTTGACAGCGACGGGGAAGATCACGCGTATGATCCCATTCGATATCGATGCCTTGCCGAGCGCAGAGGCTTGATGCTTGGAAAAATGTAGGGGGCTCGCATGCCGCACGAAATCGATTTCCGCTCGAAAGATTTTCTCTTCGATCCGCCCGACCTCGCGAAGCCTAAGCAACCTTTGGCGCGCAAATGAGGCTCGCCGTTCCCTTCGGGCTCTTGCTGGTAAGCGCGACACTGTATTCCCTTCTCGTGGGCTCGCTGTTTTTCGTCGCCGAAAGGTTCGAAGAATTAGAAGGGAAGCTCGCCGCTAGTCGGGGATGCCAATGCAAAACGGTTCCGTTCAAAGCGCCAAGCCGAAGCTTGCAAGACGAATTGTCGGCGTCATCGGTTTCAGCCTCGCCGGGCTCTGGCTTATCGCCGTCATGCTGAACATTGCGATCGCAACGGCGACGTTCGGAGCCGCTGATTTATGGTCCGTTCTAGAGCCGCCATTTTCCTGAATTCGTCCCGACTTGAGAGGATGAAACGGGCGCGATCCCTCACGCGCCTTCACTAAACGAAGCGGCGGCGGGCGTTCGTCGCCGCTTCGCATTTGTCGGGCCGGTTTGCGAGCCGGGCGAAACAGCCTAACCCCTGTCAGCTAAACCTTGCAGGGCGCGCGCATGGCCGAAGTCAAATCGACATTGAAAGACCCGAAGACCCGATCGGCTTACGCCGACATGATGGTTTCGCGCTGGGCGTTGGCCGACGCGCTGATGGGTGGATCAGAGGCGATGCGGGATGCGGGAAGCGAATTCCTGCCGCAGCACAAAAACGAAGACGATGAAGAATACGCGAAGCGCCTCTCGCGATCGTTTCTCTTGCCCGTCTTCGCGCAGTCGGTCGAGAACCTGACGGACACCGTCTTTAGCTCGCCGATGAAATGGTCGGACAAGATCGACGACGACTTGCAAGACATGCTCGCCGAAGTGGACGTCGAAGGAAACGACATTCAACATTTCGCAAAACAAATGCTCGCGCTCGCGATGGCGAAAGGCGAAGTCTATGTGATTTGCGACGCGCCGGAATTGCCGAAGCCGACCGAGGAAGGCAAGCCGATTTCGCTCGCTGATGTACGGCGCACGATCGGCGGCGGTCGTCCTTACCTCTCGCTTATCAGCGCCGATAATATGCTCGACTTCAAAGTGACGAAGCGCGGCGGTCGCGTGTTCTGCACATACGCGCGATGGTATGAAACCGAGTGGATCGAAGCCGAGGAAGACTTCGGCGATTACATGGTCGAACGCGTCTTCGAGTGGCGTATCGAAGACGGCGTCGCCGTGTGGCGGCGATATGAGCGCGACGACGGAGCCGAAACATGGTCGGACGCCGAAGGCTTTCTCGATATCGCATGGGAGGGCAAACCGATTTTGCCGATCACCCGATATCGGATCGGCAACGTCGACAGTTATGGCCGCTTGCTTCCGCCGCTGAACGGGCTCGCCGAAAAGAACGTTGAACACTGGCAGTCGTCATCCGATCAACGCGCCATCCTCACCGTGTCGCGCTTCCCCATGCTTGGCGGCGCTGGCGTCGACAGCGACGAACTGGCGAAAGGGGCTGACGGGAAAAACGTCATCGGGCCTAACGTCACAATGTTTTCGCGCGATGCACAGTCGAAGTTTTATTATATCGAGCCGCAGGGAACGGCGATCGCGGCGGGCGAGAAAGACCTAGACCGGCTCGAAAAGGATATGTCGATTTTGGCATATCAACCGCTGATGCGGCAACAGGCAGGCGTGACGGCGACGAAGGATGCGCTTGGACAGAACAAGGCGAACTCTTCCCTTCAATCATGGTCTATCGCGCTTGGCCTTGCGCTCGATATCGCGGTCGAATTCCTGTCGATCTGGAAACGTCGCGAGCCGCCCGAAACGAGCTTCGCGCCTAACACGGAATTCGGCATCAACACGGTCGATCAGGTTCGCGTCACGGCGCTGCAGGGCATGCGCAACGGCGGCGACCTGTCTCGCCCTTCCTTCATCAGACAAATGCAGAGCGAAGGAATTCTCGACGGCGACTTCGACGCCGAGGCGAACGAAGCCGAGCTAGAGGCGGAAGGGCCTGCGATCACAACCGACCCGCTTACCGGCCTGCCCGTCACGGTTCCGGGCATGCCGAATATGGACCCGCCTATTCCCCCTGACGCCGAAAGCGAGGCCGCATGAAACCCGCGACCAAGACGCCGACGCCGCCGCTTGAACTCTCGAAGCCGCTAACGCCGAAAGAGCGGATGAAGATCGAAAACGAAGAGGCCGCGCGACGCGCCAGCGTGGCCGCTGATGCGGCTCGCGCTGAAACGGTTGCGAAGGGGCCGGGCGTGTTCAGTCGCTTGCGTGAGGTTCTTCGAGGGCCTGACAAGAGCTTCGAGGGATTGAGCCGGGCCGCGCATGAAGCGATCGCGGAAACGAAGTCGATCAAATGGGTTTCGGCGAACGATATGTGCGAAGACCTTGAAAACCGCGTTATGCACAAGTTGAATGTACAGCACGGCGTGACGATCCGGTTTGTCGGATGCCATAGCGAAGACATGACGGCGCGATTGCTTATCCGAACCGACTGGCATTGGCGTCTAGCGATCAAGGGAACGACTTCATTCGGCGCGTGGCCTGCACCCTCACGCGACTAACCGAAGCGCATTGGGGGCAATCTGGAAAGGTTTTGAAGCTATGGGCGAACTCGTGTTTCTGGCGATCGGCGTTGTCGTGGGCGCGGCTTTCTATGCCGTCATCAGGCCGACGATCCGCAAGCTTTCGGGCGGAACGTTCTTCACCGAAGGCGAAGGCAAGCCGCCCGCGCCGGGCGCGTAATTCGTGGCACGTCGTCCGCGCTTATCACAATCAGACAGGGAAGCGCGCGAGGCGATCACACGAACGATCACTCGCGATCGCTACGCGTCTGATGTGAATGCGCGGGTCTTGCGCCTCTTGCTTGATCTTGAGCGAGACACGATCGCCAAGCTTGCCGACTTCGATCCGGCTGACGGAGCGAAGCGGCAAGCGAGGCTCAAGAAACTGAAAAAGGAAGTCGCGGAAGAAATCGCCGCGCGTTACGATCGCATCAGCAAGGAAGCGACGGGCGAGCTTCCCGAACTCGCGCGCGATGAAGCGCGATGGAAGCAAAAGAGCCTGCAAAAATCCGTCGACGCAACCGGGGCCGATGCATCGATCGCGCTCGCGCCGACGTCGGTTCTCGACGCGCTAGTCGATCAACCCGTCGTGCTTGGCGGCGTCGCCGCTTCATTTTGGGCGGCAGAGGGCCAAGCCCTGTCCGACAACTTCGCGCGGCAAATGCAAATCGGCGTCGCATCGGGCGAGAACATCGGGCAGCTAATCGCACGCGTTCGCGGCACGCGCGCGAAGAACTACACTGACGGCGTCATGGCCGTGTCGCGCCGCAACGCTGAAAGCCTTGTTCGAACATCCGTGACGTCGGTCGCCAACGAGGCGCAAATGGCCGTGTTCAGGCAGAACGCCGACGTCGTCGAAGGTCTGCAGCACGTCGCCGTGCTGGACAGCCGCACAACGCTGATATGTTCGGGTCGGCATGGCCTGACGTGGCGGCTCGATACGATGGAGCCGATCGGGCATTCGACGCCATTCCGTCAACCGGCTTTGCATTGGCGCTGTCGATCGATCATTTCGAGCGTGCTTGATCTTGAGAACCCGCCCGCCCTGTCGCCCGATTTCAATTCATACTTCGCGGGCCTGCCGGTCGCCGAACAAAACGAAGTCTTCGGCGTTGGCCGGGCCGCGCTCTTTCGCGAGGGGCGCATTTCGCAACGCGACTTGCTTTCGACGAACGGATCGCCGCTCACGCTCGCGCAACTTGTCGAACAGCATGGCGCACCGGCAAACCCGACAGCACGAACGCGCCGCATCCCGACGTCAGTCGCGACGCCGAAGCCGCCGAAGAAACCGAAGCCCCCCAAGGCATCGCCAGCGCCGACCGTGGCGCGTATCGAGCCGCTGGCGAACCGCGCCGAAATCCTTGCGTCGGATGCCGTGCGCAAGGTCGCGGATGGGCTCAAGATCACGCCCGACGCGCTTGTCGACATGATGGGCGACATGCTGGGCGAGGTAGGACAGGCGGCGGCGAACGCGGGCAAGATACGCGGCCAAGTCGGCGCGCTTATCGACGCGAAGACAAATCGCTTCGGCTTCACGTTCAGCATGCGCGGCGGCGATATCGAAATGATGGATCGCACATTCAAGCGGCAACCCGACGGAAGCTTCGAGGTTTATCACGCCTATCTTGCGATCAACAAAAACGCGCAAGGCGGCGGCTTTGGTCGATCGATCATGCGCGGATCGCTTGGCGTATACGACAAGATCGGCGTGAAGAAATTGGGCGTCACGGCGAACATTGATATCGGCGGTTATACGTGGGCGCGCTTTGGCTTCGGCACGAAGTCGATCGATGATTTTCGCGCGCAAGCTTTCGTCGGGCTTCGTCGTCTGCAAATCGCGGGGAAGATCGATCAAGTCGAATTCGATAAATTCAACGCGTTCGTAAACAGGCAGAGCGACCCCGCTCGATTGCCGTATGAGTTTTCGTCGCTCACCACGGCGAGCGGTTTCAAGGCGGGCAAAGAGGCTTTGCTAAATCGAAATTGGAGCGGCTTCGTTGATCTGAAAGACCCGAAGCATCGCGCCCTTTTCGAAACCCAAATCGCGAAGGAAGCGAAGTAATGGCGACGCCGCCGATCAAATACGTTCTCGACTATGAGGGCGAGCGCCCGGAGGGCGAGCTTGTCGACATGTCGGGCGCGATGGTCGACGAACTGGACGCCGTGACGCCTGAACAATTCGAGACGATCGACGAGGCGCTAAAGAGGCTTGACGACGAAGGCGTTTGACGAAAAGCGCGAAACACTTTCGAACCCTTTGATCGCCCGGAAGCCGGGCCAATCAGATGGGAAGCCCAAATGACACTAGCGCAATTGCTCGCCGCCCTTGGCCTGACGTCTTCGGCGGAAATCGAGCAGGCGATTGGAAATTACGTCGAAGCCCAAACGTCGGGGCTCAAAAAGAACCGCGATCAACTCTTCAACGATAACAAAAAACTCAAAGAGCAAGTCGCCAAGCTTGGCGATCTGGACGTCGACGAACTCGCGACGGCGATCGAAGAGCTTGACCTTGATATGGCCGACGTCGTCGATCGCCTGAAACAGAAACCTTCGATCGACCCGAAGAACCCCGACGTCGCGAAGCAAATCGCCGACGCGGTCGCCGCAGCCGAAACCAAATTGCAGCGCAAGATATCCGCAGCCGAAAAGAAAGCAGCCGACGCCGACGCCGCGTTGCAGGCCGCGAACAAAGCGCGGATCGATGAGACGATCGAGCGATCGCTGACGGGCGAACTCGCGACGCAGAAAGGCAACGTCGATCTTCTCTTGCCGATGCTTCGCGGGCGCGTGAAGGGCGAAATCGGCGAGGATGGAAAAGTCTCGCTCACCGTGCTTGCGCCCAACGGCGACGAAATGCAGGCGGCAGGCGGGCAAGTCGCGACCGTGACGACGTTGGTCGAGACGATCAAGGCCGACGAACGCTTCGGCGCTGTCTTCGAGGCAGAGGGCGGCGGCTCTGGTTCGGGCGGCTCGAAGACCCGCACATCACCGGCAGGGAAGAACCCGTATATCAAGGGCTCGCCTAGCTACAGCCTCACCGAGCAAGCCGCATTGCGGCAGAAAAATCCCGCGCTCGCCGCTCAACTCAAAGCGGCGGCGGAACGCGCGGTCTAGTCCGAATAACCCCGCTCTTACATTAAGGCGAAACACCTTAAGAGCGGGAAGCACAAGGGCGGCGGGAAGCTCGCCGCCCGAAGACTTTCGAGCGCAAGGGGAGCCCTAGCGATCACCCGTCACGCCCCGGTTAGGGCGCTTTCGTTTGAAACGCTTTTGGAGCTTCGAAGCACATGGCTATTACCGCTCTTGCCGATCTGGTTTACGGCGCTGAATATACCGAATACGCGATGGAAAAAGCGATCGAGCTTAACGCGTTCATCGCGTCGGGCATCGCTCAACAGAACCCGAACCTTGACGCGCTCGCCGCTGGTCAAGGCGGCGTGTACCTTCTGCCGTTCTTCAAACAACTGGCGAACGACGAAGCCAACATTTCGACCGACAACGATGCGACGATCGGCGTCGCGAAGAAGATCACCACGGGCAAGCAGAAAGCCCGGCTCCACATGTATAACCAGATTTGGGGCAGCGCCGACCTGACGACTGCGATGATCGCTCGCGATCCGCTGACGGCGATCGCCGATCAGACTGCGCAGTATTGGGCGACGTGGTCGCAGAAAATGATGCTGTCGACGGCGCTTGGCGTGCTTGCCGATAACATCGCCAACGATAGCGGCGACATGATCGTCAACATCGCCACGAACAACGATGCGGCGGTCACGGCTGGCAACGCCCGCGACCTCAACGATAACACGTTGATCGACGCGGCGCAGACGATGGGCGATCACAAGCAAGACCTCGTCGCCATCGCCATGCATTCGGCGGCGCATGCCAAGCTTCAGAAGCGCGGCGCGCTGAAAGATCAGCACGACATGCAGACGGGACAACTTCTGTTTCAAACGTTCCAAGGCAAGCGCGTGATCGTCGACGACGGCATGCCGGTACTTGTCGAGAGCATCAACGACGGCGCGGGCGCTGCGAACAAAAACGTTTATGTTTCGATCGTGTTCGGCGCGGGCTGTTTCCAGCTTGGCACCGGAACGCCGAAGACGCCGACCGAAGTCGAACGCGCCGCCAAGGGCGGCAACGGCGGCGGCATCGAAGAGCTTGTCGAGCGTCGGCACCCGATCGTGCATCCGATGGGCTTCGAGTGGACGGAAGCGTCTGTCGCTGGTCTGTCGGCGACCCGCGCGGAACTCGCGACGGCGTCGAACTGGAACCGCGTGTATCAGCGGAAAAACATCAAGATGGCGTTCGTTAAGTCGCGCCTCGACTAATCACCCGCGACGGTCGACCCGGCGAGCGCCCATGCTCGCCGGGTCGTTATTTTGAAAGGGACAGGGATGAACGATCAAGACGCAAGCTTGCTGATGGAAGAGCGGAAGCTTCACTATCTGAACCGATCGGCATCCGCTCAAACGAAAGAGCAGCGCGCGGCGGTCGAAGCCGAATTCGTCGACGTCGTCGAATTCATGGTCGCCGAGACTTCAACCCTGTCCGCTCTGGTCAAAGCCCCTAAGCCGAAAGCGACAGCATCAAATAAAGAGCCGCGCGACGCAGCCGAAGCCGCTGCATCTTTTGGCGCGATTGCTGTCGCTCTTGCCGGGCTCCAAGCCTCCACGGTCGAAGAACTGAAAACGATCATCGGCGAAGCCGGGGCGCTGTTCGTCAAGCGCAACCCCGACGCGTCAACCGCCGACCTCGCCGCGTTGCTTGGCTTCGCGTCAGCCGCGCCAGCCGCGCCAGCATTCGAGGGCGAGGAATTCTTTCTCGCCGAGGAAGCCGGGGCCTATCAGAACCCGGATCAGTCGATCGTGAAATTCGCGATCGGCGATAAGCTCTTCATGAGCGCGGACGGGCTGATGCGCGTCGAGGCGTATATTCCCGACGACGCAACGTCGCTGAACTGGCAAGACATGTCGAAGCTTGCGAAGTCGCTGGGCTCTTCGGCGCGCTCGAAGGGCGCGGTCGAAGCCTTCGTCGCGGAGAAGCTAAAAGAGCGTCAAGAAATTATCGCCAACATTGCCGACCCTGAATAAACGATGTCGATCCCCGCGCTAATCGTCGAAGATGGAACGGGCCTAGCAAACGCCGACGCTTATTGCAGCGTCGCGTTTGTCCGAACCTATTTCCACGATCGCGGCGACGCTGTCTTCGCTTCCGAAAGCAACGATATTGTCACGACATGCATTCGGAAGGCGACGCAGTTTTTCGATATCGAGTGGGGGACGCGCGCGCGCGGGCTCCCAACCGAGCCCACGCAATCCCTCGTCTTCCCGCGTGACGCCGCCGATCTTCCGCCGAAGCTACTGCAGGCCGTTGCCGAACTCGCGAAGCTGGCATTCGCCGGGCCGCTCGCTGGCGTCGGCGCTCCCGTGCAATCGCCATCGGGCGCGAGCATCAAAAAGCTAAAGGCAGGTTCAGTCGAAATCGAATACGATGGCGGCATGAAAGCCGCGATCGAGCGCGACGCCGCCGATCGCTTTTACCTTGTCGAAAGGCTCGCCGCTTCCTTCCTTGGCGCGAAGACGATCAACGCAGGATCGTCTAGATGAAAAACAACGTTCTGCAATTCGCGCCCCGCCCGATCGATGATCGGCAGACACGGGGGACGCTGATTTGCGAGCTTTGCGGACACCGCGAACACGACGTCACGGTCCCTTGCGGGCGGAAGCATTTCGAATGTGCGAAATGCGGACGCATGAGCGCGGTTCGCGATGGGCCTGTCGTTCCCGAAGACGGCGTCGTCCGTCAGTCGTGCGCGACGTGTTCCGATCAAGCCTTCGTCGTGATGATCGACGCGCTGATGTGCGCGTCATGCGGGACAATCCACAAAGAGCATTGGAACGGGGCGGCATAGACCTTCCCGCGAAACAGCTTAAGCAACCTGAAACCCTTGCGGAGAAGATCACATGGCCTTGCAGTTTTCCGATGCTGTTCGCAACGCTCGCCTCGATGCGATCGAAACCGCGATCGGCGTTAGCGCGATCCTCGAAATCCGTTCGGGCACGGTTCCCGCCAACTGCGCAACCTTGCGAACCGGAACTGTCGGCGTGACGATGAACCTTCCGTCTGACTATCTGGCCGCAGCGTCGGGCGGGACGAAAGCCAAAGTCGGAACATGGGAAGACACGCTCGCGGATGCGTCGATCACCGCAGGTTATTTTACGATCTACGCTTCGAACGGCACGACGGTTCACGCGCAAGGAACCGTGACGGCGACGGGCGGCGGCGGCGACCTGCAATTGACGACGACGACGATCGTCATCAACCAACCCGTCACCGTTACGACGTTCACGATCACCGAAGGCAACGGCTAACCCTCCCAATGATGGAAGGGGCCGACGCTGTCCCTGTTAGGCGCTCTTCCGAAGTTGATCGCCGACGCGATGGGGCAAAGCCTCTTCCGTTCGGCGACGCTTCACGCGAAAGCGCCGCGATCGTCTGACGGTCGCGGCGGCTGGACAGGTGGCGGCGCAATCCGCCTCCCTTGCCGCGCGCTTGTCGTCGAATTCACCGATCGTCAGCGTGCGGACGGCGGGCTTCCGTCATCCGAACGAAACGCGCTTATTCTCGCCGCGACCGTCACGCAAAAACCGGAAGCGGGCGACGTGCTGGTTCTCGACGGCAAGGCGTGGGCAATCCTGTCCGTTCGATCCGATCCGGCGAATGCGCAATACGAAGCGCGCGCGACACGCGCGCCGATGCCATCAGGCGACACGACAGCGCCGAACGTTTCAAGCTTGCTCGATGGCGTTCCGGCGACGATCGGTGGCGCGATGGGGGCGACGCTTTTCGAAGACGCGATCTTTTACAGCGCGACGGAGCGCGTCGCGGATGGCCGGGGCGGCACGGTCGCAACCTACGCGGAAATTTCCTGCAAGGCGTTGATCGTCGATTATACGGATTTCCAACGCGGCGTTGACGATATCCCCGCGAAGGATCGGCGCGCGATGATCCTCGCCGTGACGATCCCCGGAAGAGCGCCGGAAGGGGGCGACATTCTCGTTATCGATGGCAAGGCGTGGACGTTCGTCGAAGTGATGAGCGATCCGGCTGGCGCGACCTTCGACGGGCGGGCGACGCCGGGCGCGATCCCGACAATCGGTCGAACGGGCTCGCTAGCGGTCACGCTGGGCGGCGCGACCCTTACCGCGATCGGGCGGGCGACGATCCTTTCGACTGGCGCTGTCACGCTGGCCGGGGCGTCGCTGGCCGGGGCAGGATCGCCGAAAATCGAAGGCGATTCGGTTGTCGCCTTGGCCGGGGCGTCGCTGGCGAGCCTAGGGAGCCCCGTCATAGGGGGCGCGGCGACTTTGGCGCTCAGTGGCGCAACTCTGGCCGGAACCGCATCCCCGACGATCCTAGGCGTTTCTGCGCCTATCTTGGCCGGGGCGGCTTCGGTCGGCGACGGATATCAGCGCAACGCGGGCGCTCTGGCGATCACCCTCGCCGGGGCGACTGTATCCGGGGGCGCGGCGGGCTCCGCCTTGGCAAGCGCCGCGATCACCCTCGCCGGGGCAGGCGTGGCCGCTGATGGGTATCAGCGGAACGCCGGGGCGCTGACTGCCTCGCTCGTCGCAAGCTCCCTGACGGGCTCTGGATCGCCAAGGATCGTCGGCGCTGGGGCGGCATCCCTCGCGGGCGCGATCGTGGCCGGGGCGGGCTACCAACGAAACGCAGGCGCGGGGGCCTTCACCCTCGCCAGCGCGTCGATCGCGGCGGTGGGCTCGCCGGTTGTGGCGGGCGCGCTGGCGCAAACCCTCGCCGGGCCGACCGTGGCCGGGGCGGGCTATCAGCGGAACGTGGGCGCGACGGCTGTCACGCTTGCCGGGGCGAGTGTCGTCGCTACAGGAACGCCAAGGATCGTCGGCGCGGGCGCGGCGACGCTGGCGACGTCGACGGTCGCTGGCGCGGGCTATCAGCGGAACGCGGGCGCGGCATCGATCACGCTCGCCAGCGCGACGCTATTCGCAAGCTCTTCGAGCAGCGTTCAAGGGTCGGGGGCGATCACGCTTGACCATGCGATCGCACAATCGAACGGAACCATTACGAACCCCGGTCAATTGTCGGCGACGCTTGTCGGCGGAACGCTTATCGCGGACGGCTACCAACGGAACGCGGGCGCGCTCGCAATCACCGCAGCGGGCGCAACCGTCGCCGCAGCCGGATCGCCTCGCATCGTTGGCGCGGGCGCGTCGACGCTGGTCGGGGCGACCGTGGCCGGGGCGGGCTATCAGCGCAACGCGGGCGCGCTCGCAAGCTCGCTGACGCCTTCGACGATGACGGGCGCGGGCTCGCCCATCGTGACGGGCGCAGTCGCGGCGACGCTGACGGCGTCAGCAGTCGCGGGCGCGGGCTATCAGCGGAACATCGGCGCGCTTGCAATCACCCTCGACAGCGCGACGCTTGTCGCAAGCTCTTCGGGCGTTCTTCAGGGCGCGGGGGCCGTAACGCTCGCCGGGGATAGCGTCGCGGGGGCCGGGTATCAGCGCAACGCAGGCGCGGGCGCTGCAACGCTAACGAGCGCAACCGTAACCGGGGCGGGCTCGCCGGTTGTCACTGGCGCTTCGGCTTCGACGCTCACGCCTTCGACCATCACGGCAGACGGCTATCAGCGCAACGCGGGCGCGCTCGCGCAAACGATGGCGGGCGCGACAGTGGCGGGCGCAGGATCGCCGCGCATCGTCGCCACGCTGGCGCCATCGCTCGTCGGGGCTTCGGTCGTCGGCGAGGGCTATCAGCGCAACGCAGGCGCGGGCGCGATGACGGTCGCAGTCGGCTCCCTGTCCGCTACAGGAACGCCAACGATCCAAGGGGCGGGCGCTGCAACGTTGGCGGGGCCGACCGTCGCCGCCGATGGATACCAACGCAACGCGGGCGATCTTGCGATAACCGCAGCGGACGCGACCGTATCAGCGTCGGGAACGGTCAACGCGGTCGCGAACACTGGCGCGCTTGCGGTCACGCTTGCGGACGCAACCGTCAGCGCGCGGGCGGTCAAATCAACGATATCTTATGTCGGCGGCAAGACCGGAACCGTCACGCCTTCGACGGCGACGAATACCGACGTCCCGCTTAGCAGCGGCTTCAATGGCGGCGTGGGCGGCGCGAACGCTGGCGTTCAGGCTGGCGACTTCGTTGTCGTCGTCTATGGCGTCGGCGTCTCTGGTTCGCAAACGCTTGCGATCACCGACCCGAGTGCGGTCGCTTATACGGTTGTCAGCGGAGCGCAGCGCAACGGCTCTGACAATAACGACGCTATGCTTCTCATGGGCTACAAATTTATGCCCGCGACGCCTGATGCAAACGTCAGGCTCAACGCTACAGGCGCAGCCGCGAACGGCGGCGCGTATGCGATCCACGTATACAGGGAGGTAAACCCCGAAACGCCGATGGAAGTCGCCGCGACGTTTGCGGTCGGCAACAACACATCGCGCCCGAACCCGCCCGCAATCACGCCGGTTACGCGCGGTTCCGTTGTCGTCGTCGGCACGGCTGGCGCAGCCGCAACCGGCGCGAACTTCACCTTCGCAAGCTCGACGAACTTGCTTCAGTCAATCGGCGTCGCGACAGTCGACGGACAGGCGTCGATTGCTACATACGCTTGGACGTCTGGCGCGCTCGACCCTGCCGCGTCTTCGACAGGATCGTCGGCGACGGCAGACAGTTGGGCGGCGATCACGATGGCGCTTCGGAGGGCGTAAGCATGGCGCGTGGGCCGAGGGTTTATTTCGATATCAAGCTCGCGAACGATCTTGTTCGCAGGGCAGCGGTTCGCGGCGTTCGCGCGACGACGATCGAAGCCCTTCGCATCGTTCAAACCGATATCCTTTCGAGCGACCCGAAGCGATCGGGCAAGCTATACAAACGCGGCAAGAAAAAACTTCATCAGGCGTCCGCGCCGGGCGAGGCTCCCGCACCGGACACGGCGCAGCTTCGCAACATGACAAAGGTCGAATTCCTGTCCGACGTTGTTTCGGGTTACGCGCTTGGCAAGGTCGTTAACAACCTCGAAAAAGCGGCGGCGCTTGAACTTGGGACCGACAAGATCGCGCCGCGCCCGTGGATTTCCCGCCTGCTAACCGCAGAAAACACGGCGCGTCTTAAGGCGGTTTTCGCGAGCAAAACGCGGCTCTAGCAAATCGGCGAAACACCTTAGAAGCGCATCAGGCTTAGAGGCTTCGCAATGTCTATGGACGCATCAGCGGGAATTAGGTCGCGCCTCGCTGGCAACGCGCCCCTGTGCGCGTTGCTCGCCGTTTACGGCGGCGTTCCCGCGATCCTCACCGAACCATTGCCCGCCGATTACGAAGTCGAAGCGAAGCCGTCGATCATCGTCGGGGAACCGATCTTGAACGATGCGGATGACACCTACACGAACAACGGGCGCGACATTCAATTGCGCGCAAGAATTTATTCGAAGCACAACGGATCGTCGATCGCGATCAATGCTGTCGCGGAAGCCGCGCGCGCGTTGCTGCACAACTGGACGACGGCAAGCTTTCCGGGCGGAAGTTTGTTGGCGTCCTTTGTGTCGGGGCCGGTCGCCGGGCCGACGTCTGACCCTTCGATCGAGGGTCGTATCTTGACCGTGTCCCTCAAAATCAAGGAAGCCTGAACATGGCCGTTTCACTACCGAGCAACACCGCATTTTCGATGCGAACCGCAACCGGGCCCGACGTCTACACCGAAATTCCGGGCGTCTTCGAATTCAATCCGGGCGAGCGCGCCGCCGACGTCATCGATACGACGGACTTCGACAGCGCGAACAATAGCGAAGAAAGCGAAGCCGGAATTATCCGCGCGTCGAATGGTTCGTTCTCGTTCAATTGGGAGCCGGGCCAAGTCACGCAAGAACTCGTCCGCGCCGCGAAGGGAACGGTCAAGCGTTTTCGCGCTGTCGACGGAACTTGGCAGTCGACTTTCGACGCGCTCATTCTTGGCGTTTCGAACCCGCGTTCGGTCGGCACGAAACTGGTTTGCACCGTGACGATCAAGTTGTCGGGCGACATTACCGAAGTCGTCGTCCCATAACATGCTGGTCGCGCTCAAGAGGGAACTGGCGAACGTTGACGTCGACGACGAACCGTCGACGCCAACGTTCAAGATCAAAGACCCGAACGCGGGTATCGTGTCGCTGCATCACAACGGCTTGACGGTTGATCTTCTATTCAACTGGAAAGTCGTGTCGCTATTGCAGCGCGATTTCGGCAAGCCCGGATATCTTCGCAAGGTCGCGACCTACCTCGAAGAGCGCGACGTTGACGGGCTCGCCGATCTTATCAGCCGGGCAACAGGACGCGACACAAAGCGGCGCGGAAATTCGGCGATGCCTGTCGAAGACGTTCTCGAATGGTCGCCGCCGATCGTCTCGACGACGGAGGCGCTGAACAAGGCTTGGCTTCTCGCCCTGTTCGGTCCCGGCATGCGCCCCGAAACGGAGGCAGGCAATAAACCGAGTGAGGGAAAGTTGAAGCGAATGGCGACTTCCTTGAAGTCGCTCTTCAAGAGGCGCTTAGAGCAGGGGTAGGGTGGGAAGAATTTTGGGAAATGACGCCATACGCGACGCTCAAGATTATCGAAGGGTATCGCGAACGTTTATACGATCAACGCGACACGGCGACGGTCGCGGCTTATCAAGGCGAGTATCTGGCGCGCGTTAAGAACATGCCGAACATTGAAGAGCTTCTGGTTAACAGGAAGGGCAGGGAACTTCGACAGCAGTCGCCGACCGAAATTTCGATGAACATAAAAGCTTGGCTTTATAGCAGCGGCCACACGATCAAAGTCGTTCCGAAAGAGGAAATGAACTAATGACCGGACGGGTCAACATCGGCGGCGTTGAAATCGACATTCGGGCCGATGGTTCGTTGCTTGTCGCCGATCTGCAGCGCGCCGAAGCGCAGGCCAGAGCCTTCGCGAATTCCGCGTCGGCGAGCATGGGCGCGGTCGGAAATTCCATCGGCGGTCTGATGCAAAACGTGAAGCTCTTAAGCACGTCGCTTTTGACGCTTGGCGTTGGCGCGGGTTTCGTATCCAGCATCAAGCTTTTGGCCGACTTCGGACAGACGATGTCGACCGTCAAGGCGATCACTGGCGCAACGGGCAGGGAATTCGACGCGCTCGAAGACAAGGCGAAAGCCCTCGGCGCGACGACGCGGTTCAGCGCGACGCAGGCAGCGGACGGCATGGCGCTTCTAGGGCAGGCCGGTTTCACGACGAATGAAATCATAGAGGCGATCGGGCCGACGCTTGATCTTGCGCAGGCGGGCGGGCTGGGGCTCGCGCAGGCGGCGGAAATTTCAAGCAGCACGCTTCGCGGCTTTGGGCTCGAAGTCAGTCAGACGGCGCGCGTGATGGACGTTCTCGCGAAGGCGTCCGTCATTTCAAACGCCGACGTTTCGTCGCTGGGCGAGGCGATGAAGTTTGCCGCGCCTACCGCGAAGGCGCTTGGCATTGGACTTGAGGAGGCGACAGCGGCAATCGCCAAGCTCGCCGATGCGGGCCTGACAGGCGGTCTAGGCGGTCGCGGCTTTCAATCGGTAGCGACGCAGCTTGTTTCGCAGCGCGACAAGATCAAGGCGCTGATCGGCGATTATGATCTAGCGACCGATGGGATTTCTGGCGTCATTCGAAAGCTAACTGATGCGGGCATCACAACGGATCAAGTCATCGATATTTTTCGCGGCGAAAACCTCGACGTTTTTTCGGTCCTGCAGGAAGCATCGCGCGAAGCCGGGAAGGGCATAGACGCCTACACGGTCGCGCTAAAGAATTCCGAAGGCACGTCACGCGACATTGCGAAAGTGATGGACGAAAACTTAAACGGCGCGATCCTGCAAGCGTCGTCTTCGTTCGAAGCTCTTGTGCTGGCGATCGGCGAGGCTGGCGCGACCGAAATCCTGATCGGAATTTTCCGCACGCTTGGCGACACGCTGTCATGGGTAGCCGATCTGGTCGCCAGTCTGACCAATACCGTTTCCGACGATATCGTCGGCATGGTGGACAAGGCCGAAGCCGCTATCGATAAAATGGTTACCGCGCAAAACAAGATCGTTAGCGATATCGCCGACCTTACGATCGCAAACGAAACCCTCAACAAAGCAATCAAGGATGGCGGGGAAGCCGCGATCATCGCTGCGCAACAGGACGTCGACGCGATCAACACCCGCATCGTGAAAAACAAGGAACTTCTGAACGTTCTTCGCGCGCAAGCTCAAATGGATTTGAGGGACGCGGAAGACAAGCGCGCTCAAGCAGAGAAGCCCGGCGACGAACTTGATCGCCTTCTTTTCAACGTCCCGCAATCCGCCCCGAAGAAAGTCACTTACCCCGCTGGACTGTTGAGCAAAGACAGCCCCGAATTTAGTCGCGTCGAACCCGGTCGCGTTCCGAAGAACGATGCCGTCCTGTTCGGCAGGACGACGGCGGGCGCGGTCAACTTCCGCAGCGCGTTAAATCCTGACGGGACCATTAGCGCCGAAGGCGGAAGGCGTATCGAAGGCGCATACGGCACGCGCGAAAATCAGCTTGCCAATGCCAAGGCCGCTATCGATGAGCAATTGAAGCAGCGAATTCCGCTGACGGATACGCAGCGATTGCTGCAAGATTACATATTGGCGAAGACGCTAACGGAAGCAGATATCAAGCGCGCGCTCGACACGCTGGAAGCGATCGACGTCGCTGTCGCTGGCGAAACAGCCGTTGTCCTTCCGGGCAAAGACGGCGACCCGCCAAAGAAAACGACGCCACCGCCGGGCGGCGGCGGCAGGCCGAAAAAAGAGGCGCTTGATTTCCCGATTTACACATCGGCGCTCGAAGATTATCGGGCCGCGATCGAAGCCGTCAACGATGCGGTTGGAACCGAGGAAGAGAAATCGCGTGGGCGTCTCGCGGCGTTGATCGCGTATAACGACGCCGTCGAAGACAGCCTGCTAGTCTTGAACGAACTTGCCGCGCTGAACGCGAACGGCGATCTGCTACCGGATCAGAACCGGGTCATTCAGAAAATTTTGGACGATCAATTACAGGCGCAACTGAAAGACAGCGTCGACGCGCGCCTAGATTTTTCGGACAGCGATGCAGCATACGACGCATCCGTCGCCGACGCCGATGCGCGCTTGGCCGCGATGGCCGCTTCGACCGATCCGAAGAACAAGCCCGAAGGATATTGGGACGGCTATTCGGAAGACGTGAAGAACGCGACGAAGCGCGGGCTCTATGACGCGATCATGACCGGCGACTATGGCGACCTACTCGAAAACGTTATCGGGGATGCGGCGGCGGATGGACTTTCGCGCGCGGTCGATCAAATGGTCGATCTTCTCTTCGACCTTCTGACGGACGCCGACGTCTGGAAGAGCGTATTCGGCGGGGAGGGCGTTGGCGATTTCAGCGAAGTGATTTCAGGCATCGCCGGTTTCTTCGGCTTGAGTGGCGGCAAAGCTTCGGGCGGCGACGTGAGGGGCGGCAGGGCGTATCGCGTCGGCGAGCTTGGCGCGGAATTGTTCGTGCCGAAAACTGACGGATACATCATTCCGAACAAGACGGGCGCGATGACTTCCGACGACAGCGGCGGGCGCGAAGCGATCCAGATTGGGGACACGGTTATCAACGTCGGAAGCATGGGCGGCGGCGTCACGATCGAACAACTAGAGCGCACGCTTGCGGCTCACCGTCGCGAGCTTCCGCACGCGATCGACGCTCGCATCGCAAACCGTCGCCTAGTGGGGGCTTACTAAATGAGCGCGGGCGAATTCATCATCACGGACAAACTGAAAGCGATCGTCTGGCCCTCGCCTTCGGAGCGGCAGACAGCTTACGCCATGCGCGGCGGCAATGACGACGTCATCACGCTAGGCCGTCCCTATTGGGGGCCGATAAGTTTCGTTTATGAAAACCTAGACGCGACGACGTATCGAAGCCTGACGGCTTGGCTTGCCCGGCGCAAAGGCTCGCGCGTGAGCTTCACGGCGGCGCGCATTTCGCGGCGTCGCCCATTGCTCGCCCCGAACATGACCAACGCGGGGCTAGGCGTTGCGTCTGTAAGCATTGCAGCCGGAACCGTGAACCTTACCGGCCTAGGCTCGAATACCCTCTCACCGGGCGACATGGTCGGTTTCTCGACAACGGCAAGCGGCTATTGGCTTGGCGAAATTCTCGCGACAGCGGTCCCGTCAGGCGGCGCGGCGACTGTGTCCGTCTGGCCTTATCCACAAACCCCGCACGCGACGCCAAACGTCAGGCTCTTCGAGGCGCTGGGCGAATTCAAACTTGCTTCCCTACCCCGAAACAGTGAACGAGCGGAGGGGCGCGCAAGCGTTTCATTCGATGCCGTTCAAGTTGTCAGGTAGGGATGCCGCAGCCTCTAACGACAGAAGTCAGGAACGCAGCAGCCGCGCGGGAAAAAGCTTCCGCGTGGTTCTTCGAACTGTTCTGCGATGAAGGGACTTTGCGCGCATGGGATCAGAATGAAACGATCACATTCGACGGGCAGACTTATGAGCCGATCGGCACGACGGGCAGGATCGAAGGCGAAATCCGATCAAGCTCTAACCTAGTCGCCGAGCCGCTGATTTTGGTTCTCGAAGGAAGCAAGCAATTCGACGACGCAAGCTTCGTCGGGCGCATCCTCGACCGAAGCTGGCATCGTCGCGAAATCCGCGTTCGGCAAGTCTTGTTCAATGTCTCGACGAACTTCGTCACCGCGATCGGGACGGCGTTCGATTGGCTGGGCCACATGGACACGATCCAAGCGCCGCTTGGCGTCGACGTCGAACCCAACGTCGTCATGACTTGCTATTCGGGAACCTTTCTCGCGCGCTCGCGCACACTCCGCACCGTGTCCGATATCGATCAAAAGATGCGCGACCCGACTGACGGCAGCTTCAAAAATATCGCGCTCAAACCTAGGCAGGATATTCCGTTTGGAACCGCGTGGACAACCGTTCCGGGCATGCAGACAGGCGGCGATGGTCAGGTAGTCGTGGGCGGAAACAGATATAATCCGAACGAGGCCGCGCGATGAGCCGCGTGCAGGGATGGGAGCAAGCCCTAGTCCGTTGCACGATCGCGAAGATGCGCGAGCCGTGGCGCTGGGGCTGGCATGATTGCGCGATCTTCGCAGCCGATTGCATTCTCGCCGTCACGGGCGACGACATGGCCGAAGACTTTCGCGGGCAGTATGAAACAGAAAGCGAGGCTTGGCATTTTCTCGCCTCGCTTGGATACGAAGACCTAGGGCAACTCGCGTCGGCGCGACTTCCCGAAATCAAGCCGCGCGACATGCAGCGCGGCGACGTCGCCTTGGCAAAGGGCGAGCTTGGCGACTTTCTCGCGATCTGTGATGGGGCGACGATCATCGGGCCGGTCGCGCCGCGCGGAATTCGTCATTCGCCGATAAGCATCGCAATGCGCGCATGGAAGGTCGGATAAATGCCGCAGGCAATTCCCGCGCTTATTTCGCTCGCGCTTCATGCGGTTCACGGCATCGCATGGGTGAACCAACTCGCGCAAATGATGACGCTCGCAACGGTCTTGCAGGGCATCGATGCCGTCGTCAAAAACAACTCGAAGGTCAAAGATCAGGGCGGGCTAATCAATCTTGAGCTAAACCCCGCGCCGCCGCGTCGCCTTATTATCGGAAAGCGCGCGGTCGGCGGGACGCTTGTCGATTGGTATCTAGGTTCAACAAATAACACGAAACTTTACCTCCCGGTCTACCTAAGCGAAGGGCCGTGCGGAACGATTACGAAGGTTTGGGCGGGCGGTCGCGTTGTCTGGTCGACGCCGCTTGTTCATGGCGTGCGAACTGCGATCCCTGATTTCCGTTCGGGCGGCGATCGCGTTTGGCTGACCTATTACGATGGGCGCGTCGGGCAGACTGCGGACCCTTCGCTAGTGACCTATTCGGCGGGCGATTGGACGTCTGCGAACAAGATGACGGGATGCGCTTATGTCGTCGTCGAATTGCAATGGGACAGCGACAATCTTCGGTCGCCGCCGCAATTCGTTTTCGAGCATGAGGGCGCGAAGTTTTACGATCGGCGAAAAGACAGCACGGCGGGCGGGAGCGGATTGCATCGCCTGAACGATCCGACGACTTGGGAGCTTGGCGACGCCGAGGGCGTGAACCCGATGGTCGCGCTAGATCATTTCCAGCTAGGCCGCTTCTGGAACGGGCAGCGCGTCTTCGGTATCGGCATGCCGTCGAAGTTTGTTCCGTATGATAAATTCCTAGCGCAAGCCAATGTCTGCGATGAGAACGTCGCGCTGAAAGCGGGCGGGACGCAAAAGCGATACCGGGCTAACGGCATCATCACGGCGAACGAAGCTTGGGACGACGTCATCAAGCGCCATTGCACGGCGATGTGCGCGCAACCGGCTGACTTCGGCGGACGCGTTGGCGTGATCGGCATCGAGGCGCGCACGCCAGTCATGGAATTGCACGACGACGATCTTCCCGACATGGCATCGGAAACCTACACGCCGAAGCGAACCTTCGGAAATCTTGTCGGCGTCGTGCGGGGCAAATATCAGGAACCGGCTCAAGTCTATCAGCCCATCCCTTACGCCGAAGTTTCCGACCCGGTATGGAATACGCAAGACGGGGCCGAGCCTCGCGAATTCACTTTCGATCTGGACTTCGAGACGAACAGCGAGCGGGCCGAAAGGCTCGCGACACTCAAGGCGAGGTATGAGCGGCGGCAGGGAACGCTGACGGGTATTTATCCTTATCACACGATCGAACTAGAGCGCGGCGATTGGTTCGTCAGGACGGGCGAGGCGGGCTCGCGCTTCGGCGTCACGGGCAAGACCTTCGAAGTGATGGAGCGCGTTTTCGATCCCGTGACTTTCACGGTCACGATCAACGCGCAGGAAGTCGACCCGTCAGACAGCGCATGGAGCCAAAGCCTCGCAGCCGATCCGCCGCCCGTGCCGATTAGCGGGACCGCAACCCTGTCCGCTGTTCAGGTTCCCGCGATTACCGTCACCGCGATTTCTTTGACCGGAACGCTTTCATCCGTTCCCGCGCTTCGCATCGCGTGGACAGCGCCGACCGATCCGCGCGTTCGCTTCCTTTATGTCGAAGTCGAAAACACTGACGGCACGACGCCGAAGACAGCGAAGACGATCGCGCTCCCAAGTGATGCGAACTTCATCGTCGTTTCGGAAGGCGTCGCCGATGGCGAGGAATACGGCGTGTCTGCGAAGTTTCTTTCGGACACCCTGCAATCCGAATGGTGCATCGCCGCGATCGTTTTCAGTAGCGGCGCTTTCGCAACCGGCGCGGCGTCTTCGGTCCCGTGGTCGGGCGTCACTGGCGCGGGAAAGCCTGCAGACAACGCGACGGTCGGCGGAACCTTCGGTATCGACGTGCGAGAAACGAGCGGGGGCGTTCTCGCAACTCTGGCCGCATTCAAAACGGCTCTAGGCCAAGCCGCGACGATCGTCGGGCAAGGCAACTTCGCAACCGTCAGCACTGTTGCGAACGGCAGCGCCTTCCTGACGGGCTTCGGCGGATTGTCGTCGCTTGGCTTCACAACCTTCGGGACGAACGTCAGGCGGGCAGACGGAACAACGATCGTGACGGACGCGCTCGCGATCACATCACTAGGGCAGGCCGCGTCGTTCGTCGGGCAGGCCGCGCTAGCCTCGCTCGCCTTCACGACGTTCGGCACGAACGTTCGCCGGGCCGACGGAACAACGATCGTGACGGACGCGCTCGCGATCACTTCACTAGGCCAAGCCGCGACCATTGTCGGGCAAGGAAACTTCGCCACGCAAAGCAGCGTC